TGCCTATACATTGGCCAGCGACAGCATCCGCCTAGAAAACAGCAAGGTTATATATGGCCGAACAATAGGCGAAAGCACTGAGCCGATGATCGGAAAATCCACATCCAATCACACGATTGTTGGAAACGGGAATCAGTCTGGCAACACAGAGATCTACTCCAAATCCGGAGGTAGCATATCTTTGTGTTTAGGCGGAACCGAAAAATTTAGAGTAGACGATAGCGGAGCGGCCTTATACGGAAACAACACAAATATCCGCTCCATTAACGGCGCGCCAATTAAATTTTATATCAGTGGCCAGCTATGCGGATATATCGATAAAAGCGGCTGGCACAATCCATAAGGAGGCATTACATTGGCACTCATCAAACCAGGTTATCATTTTCGCGGCCTGAATGTACAAAACACTTATCTCCGCATCAGCAATCTAGAATACCTTTACACCGACAAGAAGGTGGCCTATCTAATATCAGCCTACGCAAACAAGAAAGCTTCTGAAGGGGATTTGCGGCTTGACGATTATTATGTCGGAATTACGGACATGCCCCTCGGTGGCAACGTTCCCGACATCCTCCGCATGATCTACGAGGAGATTAAAATGAAGGCGCAGGACGCGGATTCCTATCCTGAAATCGCTGAAAAATTTGCGGACTGCATAGACGACGTGGAGGAAGACTTGCCCTCCCCCTCCTATGCCGAGCTCGCCGCCGCAACCAATATCCTGATGGGAGGAGAAAACGCATGAGCATCATCGACGAAGCCCGCGCCATGCGGGCAAGCTATATCGCCCTTGCGCAAAGCGCCCCGGATGAGCTGCTTTCATCCGGGGATTATTTATCGGTTTTTGATCCGCTGTGCGGGGATGGCGGCCTGATCCCCGCGCGCAGCGTGCGCCGCCATGAGGGGAACCTTTACCGCGCAAATGCGGATTGCTGGGATCGGGAGGCCAATTGGCCCAGCGCCGCGCCCACCCTCTGGACGCAGGTCACGCCGGACGAATGGCCCGCCTGGGTGCGGCCCTCCGGCGCGCATGACGCTTACAACACCGGCGACAAGGTGACGCATAACGGCAAACAATATACCTCACAAATCGACGGCAACACCACAGAGCCGGGAACAGACGAACGCTGGTGGAGCGAAACGAAAGAATAACCAAGTGGAGGAAATATACTATGCAAGAATATCTTACCCGCCGCAAGGCGGAACTCCAGCAGGAATATAACAGCCTGACGCTTCAAAAATCGAATTTGAGCAGGCAGCTCAAAGCCTGCCGGGAGCGCATGGCGCAGCTACGCGGCGCATTCGCCGAGCTGGAAGCGCTTGCCCAGCAACCGGCATCTCCGAATATTTCCGAGCCGCAGGCATAGCAATTCCCCCATTCCATAAACATGAAAGGATGAACGCATCATGCGAACCGTACGCATTGATTTCACCAACCAATCCGTTTCCTATCCGGATGGCACATTGGCCGGCCGGCGGGGCGAACACCTGATGACACAGCTCATCATCAGCCTGCCGGAGGAAATGGGGGCTTCTGAAATTGAATATTATCGCCTCGCCTTCTGCCGGTATGGCAACGAGGAGCGCATTTTAACCAATCGGATCACAGAAGCCACGGAGGGCGACCGCGCATACCGCTCCGGCAACCTGATTTATTGCAAGCTCTGGCACGATTTAACGGATGCGCAAGGCCTCTTTTTCAATGTGGAGGGCTGCCGTGAAAAGAACGGTGAGGAAGTGCTGCTCTGCAAATCGCCCCGGGCTCGCCTTAGCTTCCAATCTGCCGTTTCCGGGGAGGAATCCGCCGCTGACACACCGCTCTCTTCCCCGCGGGACGGCATCACACCCCACATTGGGGCAAACGGCAACTGGTTTCTCGGCTCCCAGGATACCGGCGTTTCCGCCGCTGGCCAAAAGGGGGAGCCGGGTGAAGCAGGTGCGCCGGGCACACCCGGCCAGCCCGGCATCACGCCCCATATCGACAGC